TCGAACAGGGAAAAAGAACGGCAAATCCGCGAACTTGAAGCAAAGCTAAACGCGACTGCAACTGAGACCAAGCCGGTTGCACTGTCAGCAAAGCCAACGCTTGAGGGCTGCGATTACGACTCTGACGAATATGAGAACAAGCTTGCTGCATGGTATGAGCAGAAACGCGAACATGATGCAGCCGAAGCCCAGATCGAGGCCCAGCGAGATGCTGAAGCCAAGGAGTGGCAGGGTAAGCTTGATTCCTATGCGAAAGCCAAGGCTTCGCTAAAGGTGCGGGATTATGAAGAGGCTGAAGCGTTCGCGCTCGATACCTTCAATGTCACGCAGCAAGGAATTGTTCTTCAGGGTGCCGAGAATCCCGCGCATCTGATTTATGCACTGGGCAAGAGCCAAAAGCGTGCCAAGGAACTCGCCTCAATCAATGACCCCGTGAAGTTTGCCTTCGCGGTAGCTAAACTGGAGACTCAGTTGAAAGTGACCAATCGCAAGGCAGCAGCAGCGCCAGAACGCACCATCACCAGTGGCGGTGGCCGCATCTCAGGCTCTGTAGACTCAACCCTTGAACGGCTGCGTGAAGAAGCCCTTAAGACCGGCGATCTGTCAAAGGTCATGGCTTACAAGCGTGGCAAGAAAACCTAATTAAAGGAATTTGATACCATGAACGCATTCTCAAAGGAGGAAGTCGTTGCATTTGAGAACCTTCTCGAAGGCTTTAACGACGCGCTGATCCTTTCCAAAAACGTCAGCATCTACAACACCAATGGCGTAACGATGGAACGCGCACGCGACACCATCTGGCGTCCGATGCCGTATATCGGTGAATCGTTTAACCGCACCGTCGGCTCGACGATTGCTTCGAACGTTTCGACCATGACGCAGCTTTCGGTTCCTTCGACCCTTGGCTTCAGCAAATGCTCGGCTTGGCAGATGAACTCGCTCCAGCTTCGTGATGCCTTGCAGGAAGGTCGCCTTGGCGATGCTGCAAAGCAGAAGCTTGCTTCGGACATCAACCTGTCGGTTATGGACGTTGCTTCGGCACAGGGAACGCTGGTTGTTCCCATCGTTGGCGCTCCTGGCGATTATGATGACATTGCTCTGTGCGATAGCATCATGAACGAACAGGGCGTTATGTCGGAAGATCGCTATCTCGCTCTGTCGAGCCGCGATTACAACGGCATGGCTGGCAACTTGGCTGCGGCGACTCGTTCGTTCACCGGCAACAAGTCCGCCAATGCTTACGAGCGTTCGTATGTCGGCCCCGTTGCTGGCTTCGAAACCTATAAGCTGGACTATGCCAACCGCTGCGTTGCTGCTTCGGCAAGCCGCACGATTGCAACCAACGGCGCACAGGTTCGTTTCGTTCCGCGTGCAACCACCACGGCAACCGCTGGTGTCCTCAACGTCGACAACCGCTATCAGACCGTCACTGTCTCCTCGACAACCGGCCTCACTGCTGGCGATATGTTCACCGTTGATGGCATTCAGGCCGTCCATCAGATCACGAAGCGCAGCACAGGTCAGCTTAAGACCTTCCGCATCATCTCGATCGTTGATGGCACGAACATGGTTATCAGCCCGCCGATGATCGGTGCGAACTCCTCACCGACTGACGCTGAACAACAGTATCAGAACGTGTTCGTCGCTTCGACCTCGGCCACTGCTCCGATCAACCTGCTGAACAACCGTGCGACCAGCATCAACCCGTTCTGGCGCAAGGATGCAATCGAACTGCTTCCCGGTCGCTATGCTGTTCCCGATGGCGCTGGCGCAGACGTTCTGCGTGCATCGACCGATCAGGGCATCGAACTGGTGATGACCAAGCGGTTTGATCCGTTGACCTTCCAGACGCTTTACACGCTGGATACGCTCTACGGCGTTGTGATGACGAACCCCGAAATGTGCGGTGTTCTGATTTTCAATCAGGTCTAACAGGGGATGGGGAGGGCCTTGGAAGTCGGCTCTCCCCAACTTCTTAAAGGAGTATCATGATGCCGAAGAAAATGGGCAAAGCCGCTGCCAAGATCGCAAAGGTCATGGGCGAATATAAAGCAGGCAAGCTGCACGCTGGCGTAAACCCCAAGGGGCCGAAGAAAGCACCCAAGGCAGGTAGCCGCAAGCAAGCCATCGCTATCGCTCTCAGTGAGGCTGGAATGGCCCGTAAAGGCAAAAAGAAATGACCGACTTTCCAACCATTTTATATCGGACTCCTGGCCCCTACAGAAAGCCCGGCGGTGAGACATACGACACCGAAGGCGCTGCGGATCAGGAAGCGTTCGACGCATTGATCGCTAAGGGCTGGCATCCGTCTTACGAAGCCGCCATCGGCAGCAAGAGCGCCAAGAAGATCATCGCCTCGGCTGAAGCGTTCGAGGACGCGATTGATGAGGTATCAGCCCCGACCCGCGACGAACTAGAATCCAAGGCGAAGGAACTTGGTGTCTCGTTTAATGCCCGCACTTCTGATAAGAAGCTTGCCGAGCGCATCGCTGACAAGCTGGAGGACTGAATGTCACAGGTCGACACCAACCCCAATAGGACACTAGACGAAGCCTATCGTGAATTTGGTGTCGAGCGTATGTTGCGCGATAACAGTGCAACGCCATTCGTCAGAGACATATTGTTTCCATTCAATAGGCCATCGGTGCAGCGCCCACAGAACGCGATGACGCAGATGCTGGAATATATTAACACCGAGAACGGTTCGATTGTGTATCCCCGCCTAATGACTGATGAAACAGGCGCATTACGGGATTACGGTCAGAGCGCATTTGATGAAGCTTTGCGGCGTCGGAACATCGTGCGATTTGAAACGCCTGAGATGGCGGAAAAGTTTGCGCAATTATATCCGCGCTATTGGAGCCAGATCGGATTCAATCCAAACGAAATGCAGGAAGAACAGCAACCCGAAGGCATCTCGCCAGCCGCGTTGTATCTTATGCAGCATTCTGGGGGTCAATAATGGGATATTCGAAAAGGCAATTCATTGCTGGAGCCTTTGAAGAAATAGGCTTAGCAGAATATATATTCGATCTTCAGCCTGAACAGCTAGAGAGCGCCTTACGCCGCTTGGACGCAATGATGATGGAATGGAACGCGCAAGGCATCCGTCTTGGCTATCCCATCTCCAGCAGCCCACAAGATGCGGATCTCGACACAGAAACCTTTACGCCTGACAGCGCATGGGAAGCGGTGATTACGAATCTCGCCATTCGCATAGCCCCAGGATATGGCAAGACCGTCTCGCCCGATACCAAGATGCTCGCCAAGAACGCTTATAACGTCTTGATGCAGCGTGCGGCGTTCCCGCTTGAGAAACAATTGCCTGAAACCATGCCAATCGGTCAGGGCAACAAGCCTTGGCGCTGGGATGACCCTTACGTCTATCAGCCTGTCCCAACTATTGACGCAGGGCCTGATGGCCCCATCGAGTGGAGTTAATCAATGCCTGTTATCAATCAGCTACCATTGGTCACGCAGCTTTCCGGCGGCGATCAAGTTGTCCTTTGGGTCACCAATCAGGGCGATAGTCGACGCGCCTCGATCACAAGCCTGATCGAATATATCGAAGTCAACTTCGACAATGTTGTCTGCACCACGGTTCAGACCACGCCAAGCACCTTCGCCCAGCTTCCCAACCCTGTCGGCAATGCAGGGGCGCGGGGATATGTAACCGATTCCACGGTGGCAACCTTTGGCGCAACTGTTGCAGGCGGTGGCGCAAATCAAGTTCCCGTCTGGAGCAATGGCACGAACTGGCTGGTGGGGTGAAGAAAGACGGTCGCCTTGCACGCGCTGGCGTCTCTGGGTTCAACAAGCCCAAAAGAACGCCTAATCACCCGAAGAAGTCGCATATCGTGGTCGCTAAAGAAGGTGATCAGATCAAGACGATAAGATTCGGTGAGCAGGGTGCAAAGACCGCTGGAAAGCCCAAAGCTGGCGAATCTGACGCGATGAAAAAGAAGCGTGCATCCTTCAAAGCAAGGCACAAACGCAATATCGCCAAGGGCAAAATGAGCGCGGCCTGGTGGTCGGATAAGGTTCGCTGGTGACGTGCCTCAGATAATGTGATAAGTATCCTTTAAGGAGTTTCTACAATGGTTCGTTCTTTTTCTCCTGCTCAAGCAAACA